GAAGAATTTTAAGTAATGGTATTCCTAATTCTTTAACTTTTGATGATATTCAAGCTGAGGCAGTATTTACTGTATTAAAAGTATACAAGCGTAAGCCTGATGCTACAAATGCTTATNTTTGTGTNTCNACAAGACACAAGATATTTACTCTCATAAAGAATGAGAATAGAGAATTTTTTAGATATAATGATCTCCCAATAGAGAGAAATGGAACTGGTTGGCCATTTAGAACTAGAATAATGAGACTGCCTTTGGTGGATAGGGAATGCGGAGATTGTGGTATTTACATGGCACAAATCAATCCTTCTAGATACTATTGTGATGATTGTTCTAAGGCGAGAAGAAGAGAAAAACGGAAGGGGTATGATAAGAAGCGGAGAACAAAGGCTTGTGTTTCTGACCCCGTTACACAAGGAAGTAAGTATGAAACGGGAAGAGGCGAAACTGCATGAATCTCTGTATTATACATTACGATAAGGACAAGAATCCATGCACAGACGCCTAACGACGGGAATGAGGATTGAGGGGGGTTATAAGTAAGAGGACCTCAAACTGGGTTGAAATACTCAGCATCTCTTGTCCTTAAGTATAATAAAGAGATGAGAGGGCTTACTTAAATTTTAAAAGGAAAAGGGAAACAAAAAAATGCCGTATCCAAGAGAAATATACTTGGGTGAAGTGAGAGAAGCTGAGTTGGTTCAACATATTGAGTCTGAACTAGTTCAATATTATATGGATACGAGTGAACATCTTGATGATTTAATTCAATGGCAATCTGATTACTGGGCTAAACCTACAAAGAAGCAGGCTATTTTTCCATTTAAAGGAGCTTGTACAACTGTAATTCCTGTTACAGCTATTGCTGTAGAAGCAATTCATGCTAGAACAGAGACACAATTGTTTGGACAACAACAGTTAGTTGCTGCGCAGTCTATTTCTAATGAGTGGGATGAGGCCCAGAAGCCTCTTGAAGATTTTATGAATTATTATTTATTTAGGAAAATAAAGATTAAAAGTGAACTTTCTTCTTGTTTTCTAGAGGCTGAAAAATTTGGTACTATGATTGGTAAACCTGGTTATGAGAGAGTTGTTAGATATGGTGCAAGAGAAATTAATGGTGAGGAGAAAAATTTCTCAGTTGTATACAAAGATGGTCCTTGTTTTGATGCAATTCCTGATTCTAGATTCCTTTATCCTTATTGGGCTAAAGATGTTCAATCTTCAGATTGGGTAGGGGAGGAACATAGTGAATCTCCATATTATATTTATCAAGCGGAAAAAGCAGGATTATTTAGAGAGGGTATATATGAGGATTTAATGATATATATGGAGAATCAGATGTCAGGTTCTCCTGGTGATGATGGTAAGAANTTTGATCGTAGNCAGATGGATTTGGANCATACAAANTATAGTATAGGNAAAAATCTTGAGTGGNTTGAGTTTTGGACAGCGTGGGAAGTGGATAGTAGTGATGTTAAGAAAGAAATAGTTATTCATTACCATAGAGATTCTCGTAAAATTATGTCGATTAGATATAATTATTTATCTGATCTTCGTCGTCCTTATCGTATAGGTAAATATTTCCCAGTAGAACATAGAAGTCGTGGTATTGGTATTTGTAAGATGAATGAGCAGTTCCAGCGTTCTATTACCACTAGGCATCGTCAGTTTGTAGATAATGCTACTCTTGCTAATATCAGGATGTTTAAGATTCATAAGTTATCTGGATATGGAAATGGCGAGCCTATCTTCCCAGGGAAGATGTGGTTCTTAGATAATATGGATCAAATAGATACAATACAGATGGGTGAGGTTTATCCCTCTGCTTATCAAACAGAACAATCCGATGTAATTTATTCTCAACAGAGGACTGGAGTTAATGATGTAACTCTTGGTATGCCTCAAGTTGGTACTCCAGGAACTGCAACTTCTGATTTAGCAAGAATCCAAGAAGGAAATAAGAAGTTTGATCTGTGGTATATGAGGGTTAGAGATTTTGGTGATGAAGTTATTATGGATATTGCTGATCTATACCAACAGTTTGGGCCAAGGAATCTTGAATATTTCTATACGGCTGCTGGTGGTGAAATGGTTAGAGCATTTATGCAATTACCTTCATCTTATATCAGAGAAGGGATTATTATTAATCTGAAAGTGTCATCTCAAGTTCATAATAAGGTTCTTGATCGTCAAAATTGGCAACAAATTGCTGGATTTTTGAATCAATATTATCAAGGTTTAGCTCAATTAGCTATACCTCTTGGTAACCCTCAAATGATTCAATTGATTTTCACTAAAGGCTTAGGTGCCTTAACTGAGGCTATGAGACAGATTCTTGAGACATATGATGTTAGGAATATTGATAGAATTATTGTAAAAGAACTTGATTTGATGTTAAAGGGTCAGATTCCATCTATACTTGGAGGAGGTAATGGACCTCTCCCGCTACCTAGTGGAGCCCAACCAAATAATAGAGTTACAGGAGCTGGTGAAGCGACCGGAATGGAGCAACTTTTATCACTTATTACAGGAAATAGAGAAGGAGGTGGCGGAAACGGTTCTAGAATCTCCTGAAAATAAGTTTATAGAAAATAAACATTTTAGGAGAGGTATTAAGTTTGTGTTGGATTTGGTGGAGTCTTTAAACCCAACTAAGTTACAGGAGCTAAAGAAAGAAAATGAGCACAAAAGAAAAGGAAATTCCGAAAGTGGAGGGAACACATTCGGAGGAATCAATCCAGGAGACGAAGTCCCAAGAAGATCCGCCTATTGAGGTAACAGTAGATCCAAATTATGTATCGTCTCTTGAACAGAGATTAGCAGAACAGCAGGTTCAGTATCGTAGGTTAGAGAAGTTGATTGATAATGTAAAACAGAGTAAGGAAGAAGTTTCTGCTCCGACTCCGAAATCTAGAAATGTTGAAGAAGAAAGAAAAAGTTTTTATGAAGATCCTACTGGTGCTCTTGATGCTAGGGATGATAAGATTTTGAGGCAGATGGAAAAGATGTTAGAACCTATTAAGCGTGTTGCTTCTTCATTTCAGAATGATAGTGAATATAGGAATTTAAAACTATTGATTAAACAAGATCCTTATTTTGGAAAAGGGATGAGAGATCCTGATGTTGAATCTGCTGTTGATACTATTATGAATCAACCTGGGGTTGAGATTAATGAAAATAATATTAAATCTGCTATCTCTCAAGCTGTTGGTATGAAACAAATGGGAATGTTGGGTTCATCTAGATCATCTAATACTACAACAATAAATGAGTCAATTGATCCCCCACATGTTAGAACCACTAGAACTAGAGTGGTAAAGGAAACTGATGTGAGAAAAGAATTGACTGAAGATGATAGGCTTGCTATGAAAATTGCTGGATTGAAACCTGGTAATCCAGAACATGAGAAACAATATTGGGAGTTAATTGAAGATGAAACTATGGTTCTTCCTGTTCATAAGAAGAAGGAGAAATAAATGTCTGATTCTCTTTTTACCAAATATCGTCCTAATGAGCCTGTAAGGGATTATGATGATAAATCAGAAGTTATTGAGCAAGGTTTAGATCCGAAAATAGCTGAACGTATTAAGAAGGCTGAACGTGGTGAGTTGAGGGCTAAGTTAGCTTCGATTTTAGATAGAGGAATAGTCCAGGATAGGTTATCGGTGGAACTTCCAGAAGATTTGCATGGTGAATGGGTTAGAAATGATCCTCTTGAGATTCGTAGATTAGAAACTTTAGGTTTTAGAATTGATAATGAATATGCTGTTAAGAGAGCTATCCATTCTGATGGTACTAGTAGCGCTATTGTTGGTGATGTAATTCATATGATTTGTCCAAAGGAAGTTAAAGATGTAATTAGTGAGATTCGTATTGAGAGGATGGTTAGGGAACATGCTGGTAAAAGAACAGGTAAGAGTAATGTCAATAAGGAAGAACGGGAGTTGTTGACAGATGTTAATAAGTTCCGTGATTCAGGTGTATCTGCTTTCATCAATTCTTCTGAGAGGCCGGCTGGGAATAAGGAATTAGCTGATATTGTAAAATCTATCGACTCACAGACGAAAAAGTTTGAATAGGAGATAAAATGCCTAGAGTTTTCATTCCTGCTACTGGAGCCAAGACAGTTCCTACTGTTCGTTCTGCTGTTTATGATGTAGCAGAAACGTTCTTAAAGGGAGCTGTTCTTGGTACAAATGCAGATGGGGAAGTTATTGAGTTGACTACTGGTGCTGGTGTTGTTGATGTTGTTGGTGTAGCACTAGAAGATGTTGCTTCAAAGCCTGGTTGGAATGCTGCAAATGATGATAAGATTGTTTGGCGTACTGGTGTTGTTAGAGAAGTTTCTATTGTTGATCTTATTGAAGATCCTAATCAGATCTTTAGTGGTAGGTTAACTACTGCTGCTGGAGTTGATGTTGCACCTACACAGAGTCATATTCTTGAATCTCGTGGATTACTTCTTCTTGCTAGTGGAGAGTGGACTGTTAATGATGATAATGTAACAAATGATGCTGTTCAGATTGTTGATATTGTTGTTCGTGATAGTGTTGCTGGTAGTTATGTATTATTCAAATTCTTGGCTTCTGTTATCGCTGCTTCCGCTAACATTTCATAAGGGAGAAAATACAGAATGAACACACAGGCATCGCTAAACCTGCTTTTCAGGGCTGGATTACGGAAAAATTTCAGGGACACCTGGAATGAGTACGATCCAGAATACCCTGAGTATTTAAAAGTAGATAATACTGATGAGCCAGAGATTCGGGCTACTATTATTACATCTATTTCTCGTTTAATGGAACGAGGAGATGGTGAGCCAGTTATTTATGATGATATTATTCAGGGACCACAGGTTATTGGTGTTGATAAGGAATTTGCTGGTGGTATTATTATCACTCGTCGTACTTTAGAGGATGATAAGTACGGTAAGGCCAATCAATCAGCAAAGCATCTTGCTCATGCTGGTCGTATGACTTATGAGTATAGGGCTGCTTCTATTCTTGATGATGCCTTTACTGGTGCTTTCTTCCGTGGTATTGATAATCTTCCATTAATTTCTGTTCTACATACCAATCTTAACTCACCAGCTCTTAATCCTAATCGTCCTGCTGCTGATGTTTCTCTTTCGGTTACTGGTATTACGGCTTTGTTAGATTTGGCTCAGAGAGTTACAGATCATAATGGTGATCCTATTCGTATGTCTCCTGATAAGTTAATTGTTTCTAACAATGCTGCTGATGTGAATACTGCTCTTGCTATTTGGAACTCTGCTCTGGAGCCGTTTACTCCTAATAACACTGACAATGTAATTCGTCGCCGTATTCCTAATCCTACTATTGTTATTTCTCACTACAAGGATCTTACAAGTCGTTCGTATTTCTTACAGGATAGTCGTTATAATGATGCATTCCTTAGTGTTAAAAGAGCCCTTGAGTTTGATGATACTTTCGACTTTGATACTCAAGCTGCAAAAGCTCAGTCTACTACTAGATTCCTTATTATGTTCGTTGATTACCGCGGTTGGTGGGGTGCTGATCCTACTTGAATATTAACATCTATATAGATAAGGAGAACAGAGATGACTCTACTTGGGAGATCAGGTGAGTATCATACATATCCACCTTTAGAATCAGCAGTAATTGCAGGTGGAGCAGCTGGAGATTTAACTGTTACTGGTATTAAGACTTCTGACACACTGAAACTTGTTCAAAGAGTTGATGCTGCTGGAGCAAATTTAGCTAGTGAGTTTACTATTACAGCCGCTGATACTGTTAACAATACTGGTGGAACGGATACAACTGGAATGCTACTTTTATTTGTGTGGTATAGTGCAGAGCTAGGACTATGAATATAGTTTTACTACAAGCGGCTTCTGGTCCTGATATTAATGGCCCAGTTGTTAGGGTTCCACCAGGAAATTATGATATTGAAAGAAGTGGAGTTTTTGAAAGTTGTTTAATGTTCTTAAATAAAGCATCTATTCCTCTTAATGGTCAGGTTCTATTAAGTAATCATACTTCTGTTAAATTACAAGCGAAGAATGCAAAAGATTTAACTGTTAAATTCGTTCGAACAATATGATGAGGGTGGTAGGGGTATAGTGAATCTATATCCCTACAAACCCCAATTGGAGGAAGTAAAAGATGCCGATGGCTATTGCTGATATGAGGCTAGGAGTTACTAGACCTTTAGGTGTTAATGTTGGTGGAACACAAATGCCCACTGATCAAGTTGATCTTTATTTGAATAGAGCATTCTGGGAAATTCAAAATAAATATCCTCTTAGAGAAAGGCAAGCTATTTCAACATTTTTAACAACCATTGGTGTTCGTAATTATGATGTATCATTTCCAACTGAATCTGTAGATCATATTGCAATCACTGAGAAAAGTTCTGGTCAAGGTCAACATTATCCTTTGATTCAAATTACTAGAGATGTATATGAGCAGAAGTATGCAGATACTGAGGATCAGTGGGATATTCCGGTTGAGTATGTAAGAGAAGCTTGTATTGTACGCTTATGGCCTACACCTGATGATGAGTATACTATTACAATTAGAAGAAATGTTGCGCTTACTGATCTTAGTTCTATTCAATCTTCATCCATAATCCCACAAGTTTGGGATGAGATAATTGTGATGGGTGGTTTATGGAGAGCTTGTGTTGATCTTGGTGATGTTGCTAGGGCTAATTTCTTTAAAAGTCTCCAGAGTGAGATGATTAATACAATAGTTCCGACTGAAGCTAATGAAGCTCAATCCAATTCTCAACTTGCTCATGTAGAAGTTCTTGGGTTGGAGTACTGATGAATAACGAAGTGAAAAATGGGATTATTCCTTCAAGTAATAAGGAGTTTTGGATTCTCTTAAGAGGTCTGCCTTATCATCTTCAATTTTTTGTTGCTGTGGTTTTGATAGCTAGTGTTATTGGTATTCCAAATGGTGTTTATTCATTTGTAAGAAATGATGGTGTTAGAGCGTTAACAGATTCGTTGGCTATAAGGGTAGATAATATTGAACATGATTTATTTGATCATGCAAAACAGAATAATGATTTAGTTGCAAGAGTTGATTCTGTAGCTGGATTGGTTTTGCGTTATGGAGAAAGTCTTGATTTCCTTTGGTGTTTGAATGAAAAGTCTGAACTTCCAGAAGTTAGAACGTATTGTGGTGAACTTAGAGATGATATAAGAGACGCATTAAAAATAAGAGCTGGTGTTGCGAGATAGTACCGGAAAGGGAGTAGAGATGCTTAGATTCTTTTGCAGTTTTGATGGTTTCAAGATTAGAGAACATCTTGATGGTAGATTTACAAGAGGTTCTACCAGTACAGCAATTGATATTATAACAACTGCTGGTAGAAATGGTAAAGGTGCATTATATCTTGGTGAGATTGGACCAGATGTAAATGGTGTCTCGTTTGAACTTCCTTCTGGACCACATACATCTGGAATAGTTTTGGGTATTGCTTATAAAAGATATAGCTCTCCACCTGCACGTCTGACAGGTATTTTTACATTAAAGAACTCTGGTGGGTCTAAAATCTTTACGTTACTTAAGAATGCTGGTGGATATTTAGAGGCTAGAAAAGGTTCCTCAATAGGAACACTTTTAGGTACAGGAGTTATTAATATAGATAATGGAACCTGGTATTTTATTGAACTTAAACTAACAATTCATGCTTCAACTGGAACAGTGGAAGTTCATGTTGATGGTGCAGAAGATACTCCATTAACATTAACTGGTCAAAATACGGAAGGTG